AGCAGGTGCAGCAGAACTACCAGAAACATTGCCAAGAGCCTTCATGTTAGCTACATTTTCTATCTTGGCTTTTGTTACATTGCTATCTGCAATCTTAGCAGTTGTTACAGCACTTGTTGCAATTTTATCAGTAGCAATGCCTAAGTCTTTTACAATTATTGCACCAGCAGCACTTTTTTGAGTAGTTGAACCATCAACGGCTCCATCTGCAAATGTAGCACTAGCCACAAGTGCATTAAGGTTACTAGAAGTAACTTGATCACCGTCTGCAAATGTTGTTCCTTTATTTAAAATAGCCATTATTCTGCCTTTTGTGTATTTCTAAATGTTATGCCCCCTGCTACTTTTAATGCTCGCAATCGAGGTCTTCCTTTTGTTGTTTCTAATTTAAATTGTAATCCGTAAGCTCTTTTGTTGCCAAATCTTCCTCTAAGTGAAACATCTTCATCTATAGCAAGCTCTCCTCCATTAAGATCTGAAATTGTTCCAAGATTTATTTCTGCATCAATATTTTCTGTAATTGCACTAAGGGTAGCATTAGAAACATTATTCTCTGAAGATTGTAAATGAATCTCAAAGTTGTTCCACTTCTTTCGATCTATAGAGCCTACAGTAAACATTCTGGTTGTAGCAGATGATGGAACAATAGCTGTTTGATTGCTACCACCAATAGCGTCCAAAAATCTATCAGAGTCATCTACTCTTTCTTCGTACTTGTGAACACCACCAGTTCTGTTTACAACGTATACACCTCTCTTGTCTCCAGCTCCACCTACAACTAAGTAGCTGTACTCCCAATCGTTATCATCTATAGAATCTATGGACTCCCACTGGCGGTTCAAAAAATTATAAATAATCAATCGATTGTTTGTAGTAGAGCTTCCTACAGGAACAGCCAAATAGTACCTATTATCAAAATAAGCCGAAACAGCTTTGTGGGCATGAGCTTGGTTTATGGTCGCTATAGTCCCCTGTATAGACTCTGACAAAGGAACATCTTGACCTCTAAGATTATATAAATCAATAAAGTCTAAAGCGTACACTCCGTTATCAGAAAGAAACATTAGCTTGTTTCCTATTTGCTGTATGCTATTCCTAGCAACACAACCTATATCATTTGTTATAACTTGAGAAACACTGTTTTCTAAAGATAAACTATTCTTGACAGTATGTATACTGTTTCGATTGAAGACAACTAACTGGTCCTCTGAGAAAGAATGAAAACCTACAATAAAATCAGCTTCACCAGCATTAAATCGAAACTGTCCAAAAACTCTATCATAGGTGTTGTGGTCTAGTATATCCGAAAAAAGTGCCTCATCAAGAATCTTTTTGTCTGTAATCGTAGCAGATCCAGAAGACCCAGTTATATCGTACCTGTACGGAACAACAAGTCTACGCTGGTGGTAAGTGCCAAACTCAGGGGCTGGCATGTGCGTAAAGCCTAATCCTATAGATATAGGCTTTGAAACCGTAGCAGTTTTGCTTGTTCCTGATTTATTTGAAGAAAATGTAAATGTTGTTGAATTAGTTATTGTACTAACAGTTACCGTGTCTCCAACGCTAAATCCAGATGTGCCAGCATCAGTTATAGTTAAGACATCACCCACCAACAGAGAGCTTGTACTAGATACTGTAGCCGTTCCTGAGCCAGATCCAAAATCAAGATTACTAATTGGTATAGCAGTAGGTTGGACAAAGGTTCCATTTGAAACCAAAGAAAACGTAGTGGTGCTAACATCTCCATCCCACTGTAAAGCTATCTGCCCTTTTCTAAATATAAAAAGTTTATTAAAAGCCTGTATTATATTACTTCCCTCTGGAACAAATTCGCCACTAGGATAAGTAAGAGTAACGGTAGTGGCTCCACTGTCTGAAGTTTTTACCAGTATAGTGCTTTGTGTTCCTACAGCAGCTATGTAAGATGCTGCTTCATTATTAGGATCAGAAAACTCGCAAGCTGCATGAATAAAGTTAGATGCAGAAGTGTCTAGTTTAGCACCTTTAACATTCATCGCGCCTGTGGGTTCAGCATCTAATCCAGTTATTGTAATCTGTATTTGTGTACTAGAAGATGCTGTGCAAGAATGATTCCCATCAGGATCTACAGTTCCGCCAGCAGTAACATCAATATTTACAATATCACCAGTGGTAATCCCATGAGCTGAGTCAAAATTAATTGTTAAAACCTCTCCAGATCTAGAATAATCAGTTTTAACTCCATCTCCAGTAGTTGCAACATCTGGAAGATTATCGTGCAATCTAAATGGCAACTTAAAAACAGAAGCAGTAAAAGGAGTAGAAAATACTTCTATTCCTTTCCTAGGTTGCCACTCGCCATTCAAATCCATACGGCCATTGTTAGACTCAGTAAGAATACCAGGGCGAAGCTGATCAGGTCTTAGCTTATTATTAAAGCCAATAAAACCCTGATCTAAATCTTCTGCAAGACGATTGTCTTGTGCTCCGTATACGTCGTACCTAGCCATTTAACAATTCCAAGCTCTCCTGCTCCAGTAGTTAGCTGATAGTTTATTATTCTTGCCTTTTATCCCACTTGATCTAGCACAGTAACTTCTTTTACGGGCAGGGTTATTTTTTTTAATGCTCATATTAGCATCACCAAAACGAACAATTTTTTCTTTGCCACCTTGACATGCTTTCACAACAAACTTCTTCCCCCCAGATACATCTCTGCGAGGCTGGTTGCACTTCATATTTTTCTTATTTATTGCCACTTCTTACCCTTGCCCTTGGTGTGTTTGCGACTACTTTTTGACCCTTAGCTCCTGCACTTTTTTTCTTCCTTGCCGTAGCAGCTCTTTCAGCCTTGGTAAGGCTCATGGCTTTTCTCCTAGGCAAGCATCTGTCTGGTCTTTTCTTGTTGGGTGAAGTGCCGCACTTGCCCTTGATAGATCCATCAACACCTATCCTGACCCAATCCTGTTTAAGCCACTGTTTAAGTTGAGCCACTATCGTCCTTTCCGTTTACCACCTTTGGATTTCTTAGCATAATTTGGGTCCTTGCAATACTTGCTGGCAGCTAGGTTAGCGTAAGCAGAAGGGTACGTATCAAACGTTCTTCTTGCCCAAGCCTTCCCTTCTGGGCAAATCTTGCCCCCAGATTTAGCTTTTTTTCTTGGCATTTTTTTTGCGTTTTCGAAGCACTGCAAAATCGGCACCTGTAATTTTTTTACGAGGTGGTGCAACGGCAGCAATCCGTTTTTGAGCTGGGCTATATTTACTAAAAGGCATTATTTTCCCCTAGACTTTATAGCCTTAGCTTTTGCAGTTTTAGATAATTCACCAAAATGATATAACCTCTTAGAGGTTTTGCCATGTGTTTTTCCAGAGTGAAGCTGACCATTGGGCATTTTATGCTTATTGCCCTTGTGCTCTTTTCCGTCTCGGAAATAATGTTTTGATGACTTAGCCATGACTAATATTTCTTTCCTTTACCTCTGCCTTTGCCTTTTGGTTTTTTGTATCCTGGCATTATCGTTTTCCCTTTCCCTTGGTTTTACCCATTGGGCATTTCTTGCGTTTTCCGTAGTCCATATATATCTCCTATTTAACTTGTGAGCTTCCAAAGTAAAATCCTAGTAGTGCCAGCATCCCTTGCCTAACTTCTGGCAATAATACAAACCCCTCTAAATTTTTCCATTTATCTGCTCCGATTCCTAAAAATTTAAATATACCTATTTTCTGTGCCTCAATAGTTACTGGGATGTCGAAGAAGGCCATGACGAAGGGAGCAAATACCACTGAAAACAATATACACATAGCGATGAGCTTGCGTACCCACGCTCCGCTTTCTCCTGATCTTTGTGCTGCTCTATCTGCTGAATCATCTACTATTCCCTGTTTCTGAATCATGGAATGAATGGCATTTGCTTGGATGTTCATTTGCGCTGAAATAAGTTTCATTACAAATCCCGTGACACCGCCTCCAAGCATTGCCACTAGTTCACCACTCATTTTTTCTTTATATCCTTTATAATTTTTACAATAGAAAGACCCATAAATATTATAGTAAACACGGATGCTATTACTGATAATATTTGATTGGTTCCTGCTAGAGCCAAGCCAGTGCCTGATCCTAGAACGCCTATAGCCGATCTTTCTATCACTTCTTTCATGATTTTGAGACGATAAGGCGCCCGTTCTTGTCTCTATAAGTTTTGACTGAAACGCTCCTACGTGGCGGACCTGGGCCTACCTCGCTTTGATCATATTTCCAAGACACAGAGCTAGATGGCACTACTACACCGCCAGCATTAGACGGAGCTGCTGGAGGATACGTACCAATAGACACTATATTTGTGTAGCCACTCTCGCCAAACTGATTCCAAGCTCTAACGCGATACGACAACACAGCCCCAATAGGTATAACACCATCAACAAACGTTGAAATATCCGTGTTGGTAGCACCTATCACTAACCACTCGCCCTCATTCACTTGCCGCCAAATCTCAAACCCGTCCTCATTGTCTGAGTTGTCCTGCCATTCTAGGCGTAGGTCAGCGGCACGTAAAAAAGTACCAAATAATATAAATAATAGTAGTTTTTTCAATTTAAAAGAGACCCAGTTTTTTGTCCGTTTGTTTTAATTATTGGAGTGGATACTGAACCCACTGGATTAGCATTTTCGAACTCTAGATAAAAATCTTTGTGGAAAGTGCTTGTTTCGTTGAAAGCAAAAGGTGTGCTGTTAGACGTATTGCCTTGTCCGTAAGAATCGCCATCATCATATCCGTTGTAATAAGAGGGACTAGCATATCGACTTTCTCTGTAATATATATGCCTCTGGGCATAGTCTATAAATGCGGGATAATTTATAACAGAGTTTCCGTTCATTAAATGAATAGCGATTGCTGGGGCCTGTAGCACCCCTCCGACAATGTCGCGATAGAAAGCATCCCAGTTGTTTCCGTCTTTCTGCGGGTTCCAACTGTGGTTGATCCCCCATTCAGGCTTATTAAGGTCTGCTGATGCATAAGGAGTCCTTGGCCTACCATCAGCCGTATACCTAGGAAGATCTATATCATCTTGAGAAACGTAAAAGGTTTGTTGGTATTCTGAAAAGTTTAACCCATTGCTTGCATTAACATTGGCCTTCATGCCAGCATCGTTGAGCGTCATGGCAGCAATAAAAAGAGGGATAAGTCTGCCTGGGTTGTGACCCCCATCACCTTTCC